ATGATGCGTGGCGGTGGTAAAGTCTTAAAGGCTAAATCAGGTGCAGACGTTAAAAAACTTGATATGTCTAGTAAAGAAGCTTTTATTAAGGCTGCAATGCTTAGAAGTAAAAACTTAACTAAGGCAGAAGCTGCGGCTATTTATAACGCAGTCAAAGGCATGAAAAACTAAATAAGTAATGGTCTACCTATCTGAGTCATCCGTACATGGCTACGGAGTCTTTGCTGATAAAAATTATAAAGTAGGTGATACCCTTGAATTGTGCTATTATCTTGTTACTGATGATTCTGATTTGACAGACAGTTGTATTCTACACGACTACGTATTTCAAACACCCAACGAAGAAGACGAGTATTTAGTTCCTTTAGGACACGCTATGATGTATAATCATAATAGTGACCCCAACGCTGAATGGGATATACATGAAGATAATAACTTTGTGAGATTTAAAGCAGCTAAACCTATTTTAAAAGGCGATGAAATATTTCACGATTACGGTGAAGAGTATTGGGAGAGCAGAAATGGTAAAAGCGAAAAGCACAGTTAATAAAGCAGGTAACTATACAAAGCCCGGAATGAGAAAGCGTATATTCTCCGCTATTAAAGCAGGGTCTAAGGGTGGCAATCCCGGTCAGTGGTCTGCACGAAAAGCACAGCTATTAGCACAACGATATAAAAAAGGTGGTGGGGGCTACAAGTAATGGCTCTTGCTAAGTCACAGCGTAGTCTTAAATCATGGTCAAAACAAAAGTGGAGAACAAAAAGTGGTAAGCCCAGTAAACAAACTGGAGAGCGTTATCTTCCAACAGCTGCAATTAAAGCTCTATCACCCCAAGAGTACGCAGCAACAACTAGAGCTAAAAGAGAAGGCACAAGAAAAGGTAAACAATTCGTTAAACAACCTAAAGGCATCTCTAAGAAAACCAGAAGTTATAGAAAGGTTACATAACGTAGGATATTTTACAGGAGAATAATTATGGCATTACCGATAATAATATCAATAGCAGGGGTATTAGTTAGAACAACGGCATCACACCTTCCAAAGTTATTGGGAAGATTTAAAAATGCTAGGCAATTAAAAAAGCCTACTCAAAAACAAATAGACGAAGCAAAAAGATTAGATTCAGATTACTCTAACTTTGGCAAAGGAGATAAAAAGATTCTTCTTAAAAAGGACAGTAAACATCCTAGCTTCTTTGAAAAACTTACAGGTCGTGGTATTACTTCGGGACAGGGAAAAATAGGTAATGTTGGACAGCAGACAGGTATGGCTGCTAGAGAAAAATTTAAATTAGCAGGTAGGACTGTTACACTGGGAAGTGTAATAGGTTTAGGGGGCTATGTTAAATTAAAAGAAAATGAAAAGAAAAGAATAGAAGCAGCAAAAACAAGACAAGAGTATGAAACCTTAGTAAGGTTAGTTGTTTCTGAACAAAAACAAAAACAAAAATTAGCAGAAGAAAAAGCTAAAAAGAAAGTAAAAGTACCACCTAAAAAACCAAAAGAGATTGATAAAATAGGTGCAGTTAGAAAACCACTCAGAAAACCAAAGAGCATGAAGTAAATGATTGAGACTTGGTTTGCGGTAGCAATAATGTTAGGAGTGCATTCGGATGGCACGAAAGATGTGTACGTATTTGAACAACCGAAAAAACACGGTCACTTCCACAGTTCAGTGGAGTGTAGAGACTATGTACGAGATAATCCGCTTCCTTTTATAAAGACATTGGTAGGACAGTATGGGGGAAGACCTATTGAAAAAGTTATCTGCGTTCCTGAAGCGAATGTTAGAGAATTTATCGAAGAACGAGATTTAGACGCACTAAAGTCTTAGATGCCCAATGATAAAAAAGAATATAGGCATGGTCCTTATGCCATTGCAGGGGCAAAGTTAGTAACTTGTGAAATATGTGGACACCAACATAGAAGCACCCATTGTGTATTCTGCGAAACTACAGGAGATAATGGCAATTGGGTAGAAAAAGTTATAGAAAAAGATGAAGCAGCAAAAGATGGAAAATAAAATCTTAAAACTAAAGATGAAGCTTTTAAAGATGTGGACTAAACTAAGTAAAATAAAAAAAAATAAAAAAGATGACACCAGAGATACTTGACAGATGGCGAATACTACCAAGATTGATGATGTTAGTTATGACAGGAGTTTACATTCGTTGTATAGAATGGGCTTTGAGTCAGCCAGAGTTGACGACACAACAAGCAGGACTCATATCCGTGATTACTGGGGCGATGACAGGAAGCTTCGCCATATGGATGGGAGCAGAGAAATCCGAACCCAGAATAGTAGAAAGGGAAGAACGATGATACGATATCTAAAAAGATTATGGTGTGCCTTATTAAATAAAAAATGTTCTGACGACTGTACCTGTAACGAGAATGGTTAGAAACTACAAACGTGAGTATTCGTTAAGTGGTGGTAAGCCAAACGAAAAGAAGAACAGAGCGTCTAGGAACAAAGTAAGACGAGCATTAACACGAAACGGAACAGTACGCAAAGGCGACCGTAAAGACATAGACCATATAGATAAGAACCCTAGAAATAATACATCTAGAAATTTGCGAGTTATCAGCCGCAGCAAGAATAGAGCAAGAAAATGATAGGCACAATACTTAGTTCAGTAACAAGTTTAGCATCTTCATACATAGATGGTAAAACAGCCATACAAAAGGCTGAAGCTACCATCAAGATGAAGGAAGCAACAGGCGAAATTGATTGGGACTTAGCTGCTATGAGGGCATCCCAAAGCTCATGGAAGGACGAATGGCTGACTTTACTTTTCAGTATTCCTCTGGTACTGAGCTTCATGGGTGAGTGGGGCAGGGGTGTAGTAGCAGATGGATTTGAAGCACTTGCAGGTATGCCGCAGTGGTATCAGATTGCGTTAGGAGCTATCGTATCTGCGAGCTTTGCTACACGTTCAGCAGGTAAGTTTTTTAATAAAGGAAAGAAGAAATAATGGCTGACCCAAGAAGAAAAGACGATAAAAATTTTTTAGGAATACTTAACAGACAAATTGAGTATCAACAAAGCAAACCAAATTTAAATGTTAAAAAGAAGAAAAAGTTAAAAGATAAAGATACTGGACTAATGAGGGCATATGGAAGAGATGTAGAAAGAGCTAGAACATTTCAAAGTGACTATTCTAGAAAACAACCCAAAAAGAAGTACGGCATAGTAGATAATATTCTAAAAAAGTTTACAAAAACATAGGAAAAATAATGAGTACAACATTTCTTAAACACAAAATAACAAATAAGTTAAAAGGTGGTAAAAAGGTAGCAGGAGTTATTAAAGAAGTATTTCAACCTGTACTAGATTTAGCTGCAGAAGAAAGAAGAAAAAAACTAATGCAAAGTCTTCAAGGAGAGTATGAGAAGACTGTAAAGGACAGGAAAAAAAGAGGGTGAACAAACAAGCTTTACTTACCCTAAACCTGTGTTAGAAAACTATTTAATAAAGGAGAGAAAAAATAATGGTTAATTTTTTAAAGATGCTAGTTAGCGTAGTTATATTATCTGCAGGTGCATTCAGCTCATCTATTGCAAGAGAGGGCGACCAGATATCAATAGTAGGTTCATCAACGGTATTTCCTTTTTCAACCATAGTTGCAGAAAGATTTGCAAAAAACACTAATTTTAAAGCACCTGTAATAGAATCAACTGGTTCAGGTGGTGGATTCAAGCTTTTCTGTTCTGGAATTGGACTTGAACATCCTGACGTTACAAATGCTAGTAGAGCAATAAAATCAAGTGAAAAAGAAAAGTGTGTTGCCGCTGGTATTACGCCTGTTGAATATTTGATTGGTTACGACGGCATTACTTTTTCTAACAGCAACAAAGCAGATAAGTTTACTTTGACGAAAGAGGAAATTTTCAAAGCAGTTTCTGCAAAAATTATGTCAAACGGTAAAATGGTAGACAATGGTTATAAGCGTTGGAGCGATATCAACCCCGCTCTCCCAAATGTAAAGATTGATGTTCTTGCTCCTCCACCATCATCAGGTACTAGAGATGCTTTCGTTGAACTTGTTATGCACTCAACTTGTAAAAAGGTATATAAAATGCCTAAAAAAGGTGATGATGGCTACAAGGCTCTTTGTTCTGCACTTAGAGAAGACGGTGCTGTTACCGAAGCAGGAGAAAATGACAACCTAATAATTGAAAAACTAGCAGCCAACAAAGATAGGTTTGGCATTTTTGGATTTTCTTTCCTAGACCAAAACAAAGACAAAGTACAAGGCTCAGTAATTGATGGTGTTGAGCCGAGCATGGCGACTATAGCTGATAGTTCTTATAAAGTTTCTCGCCCTCTTTTCTTTTACGTAAAGAAAGAACATATTGGCGTTGTTCCCGGAATACAGGAGTACTCGGATTATTTCATGGGATTGACAAAAAGTGGTGGTCCTTTGGAAGCGGCAGGCTTGATACCTAAGCCATAACAAATTGATTTACAAATATGTAAAGCCGTTCTAATTTTGTAACGGCTTTACTGTTAATAGATTGGAGAGCATAAACATGTCATTTCATTTATCAAAGAAAAGTTACAAAAAGTTAGAGGGTGTAAACCCTAAGTTAGTAGAGACTGTGGAAGAAGCCATAAAGCTGACGAAAGTGGACTTTGGAGTTATCTATGGGGTTCGTACCTTGGATGCTCAAAAGAAACTATATGAAGCAGGACGCTCACAGACAATGCGTAGCAAACACCTTTTACAAGATGACGATACATCACACGCAGTGGACTTAATGGCATATGATGGCAAAAATCCTTGTTGGGAATTAAACTTGTATGATGACATTGCCGATGCTATGCTTATGGCAGCGAATCAAACTGGTGCTAAAATTCGTTGGGGAGCAGCATGGCATATAGATGACATTACAACGTGGGACAGCACTATGGAAGATGCTATGAATGCCTATATAGATTTACGTAGGAGTCAGGGCAGAAGACCCTTTATTGATGGTCCTCATTTTGAACTGAACTAATGCGACCTAAAAGAAAAAATAATATGGCAGGTATGTCTGTTTCTAGTGGAGATAAAAGACCCACTAAATCTGGTGCAGGTATGACTGCCGCAGGAGTTGCTAAGTATAATAGACGTACAGGTGGTAACTTAAAGACTGCAGTTACAGGTAAGGTAAAGCAGGGAAGCAAGGCAGCAGGTAGAAGAAAATCTTACTGTGCAAGAAGTGCAGGACAGATGAAGCAGTTTCCTAAAGCAGCAAAGAATCCAAACAGTAGACTGCGACAGGCTAGAAGAAGGTGGAAGTGTTAATATGGGTGAAAACGGAAAAAAATATTCTTATAAAGATAATTTTCTAAACTTTAAAACTTTAAAATTTGAAGGGGGTTTAAAAGACCCTCATTTCAAATATGGAAAGAATTGGAGAGTTGATGTTGACGATAGTGGTGGGGGAATAAATTTTAAAGCTAAACGTGACCTACCAAAAGATTGGTGGAAAAAACTAACAGGTAAAAAATGACTAGACAACTTACAGAAAAGCAACAAAAACTTTTATCTGTTCTCTTTGATGAAGCAGGTGGAGATTTAAATACAGCAAAGAAGATTGCAGGATATGCTGAATCATCTAGTGTTGCAGATATTGTGAAAGGTTTAAAGGACGAGATACTTGAAGCTACACAATTATTTATGGCACGTAACGCACCAAAAGCTGCTATGTCAATGACAGGAGCTATGCTTGACCCGACAGAGTTAGGTATAAAAGAAAAAATGGTAGCAGCACGAGAGATACTAGACAGAACAGGTTTAGTAAAAACAGAAAAGATGCAAGTGGAAGCATCAGGTGGTGTAATGCTAATGCCACCGAAAGCACCAATAGATGATGACTAATAGTATAGGCAGGTGGAAGCTACCACAACCAACAGATGTAAAAGAAGATAACGAGTGGATATCTATACCACGTATTGCCAGAACTATACCTTTCGGTTATGTACAAGATAAAATTGACCCAGACGTTTTACGACCTGTACCTACTGAATTAGACTTGTTAGAAAAAGCTAGAGGATATGTAAATCAATATTCATATCGACAAGTAGCAAATTGGCTAACAAAACAAACAGAACGCTACATATCACATGTAGGTCTGAGAAAACGGTTGGATAATGAGCGACAGCGTAAGAACCAAGCTAAAGGCATTCGCCAGTGGGCAGACTATGCGGAAAAGGCAATCGCCAAAGCGAAAGCCCTTGAAGAAGAAAGAACTGGAGCAAAAGCCACAGGTTGAGATACAAGAAGTTTCATATGAAACATCACCTCAAGAGGAACATGCTAATGTTTTATTTAAACCGAATGAAGGTCCTCAGACAACTTTTCTGGCAGCAAGTGAAAGAGAAGTTCTCTATGGTGGTTCAGCAGGGGGTGGTAAGTCTTATGCTATGCTTGCCGACCCTTTACGCTACATGGGACATCCTTCGTTTAGTGGTTTGCTCCTTCGTCATACGACAGAAGAATTACGAGAACTTATATTTAAAAGCCAA